CTTCCATAGCCGCGACACGAGCACTACACTCGCATCGTATTTGTCGCCCAACTCGGTTTTCAGCGTTTCAGCCGCCTTGGTATTCTCTGCGAGAATCTTGGCGTTGTGCGCTTCCACCATTGAGGTCAACTGAGCATTCAACTTCGATTGAAGAGCTTGAGCGGTTTTCTTGGGGATGCCTTCCTCGAACAGCGTGTTCTCCCAATACTTGTTCCACTCAGGTGCGTTCTTCTTCTCAGGGTCTAGCTCGTAACCTTCCGGCTTATCGGGCCGTCCGAGTGAGGTATAAAACCTATCGCGCTCTTCCGGCGTCGCATTCTCGCTCAGTTTGGGGATCGAATTCGCCAACTTCCCCTCGTACTCTTTGGCTTTGTTCGCTGTTTCGAGATGGGCCTTTGCAAAGTCTCCCACCGTGCGATACGGCTTGAAAGCCTCATTGTCGCGAAGTTCTGATGGCAGACCCGCCAACCATCCCGGCGTCTGCGTCTGCTGGTTGCCCTGTGCTCCGGTCTCACTTCCCGCTACGGGTTGATTGACGACTACTTCATCTGCCATTTACTGCTCCTTCAAAAATCTTTGGGCCAATAAAAATGGCGACAGAGAGTGGATGAGCACTCATCTGCCGCCATTGGTCTTGCTTGCGTCTCCCTCAGTCTGGCCGGACCTCAAGAGAACCCAAATTGTGAAAAACCAAACTCTTTACGTCAACCCTGCCAAATACATCCCGCCGTTGGTTCCCGTATGCACTACCGTTCCCATCTTGCCATAGGTGACAACAGCGGTGTTGGTCGTGTTGCCATTCACTTCGCAAGTGACGGTGACGGAGGCTCCGCCCAGGTTTTGGACGTACTGCGACATCCCAGGCTGGCACGTGGGGAACACGAGAACCACATTCCCGGTTGGCGTCAAGGTGATAAGAGATGCACCAGCCTGTTGGGCATTGAGAGTGATAGTGCTTGCTCCCATTGTGCCGAGGTCGAGTTCGCCGAAGGTGTTTACTGTCGGTTGTGTCTGCGTGGACTTGGCGACAAACCCGTCGCGCTCCGTAGGGATTCTAAGAGCATCCGCTCCCGGCCAGTTCACACCGCTATACGTTGGACTTGGATTCGCCACTTCAACCCTCCCCGATTCCCATTAGAGCATCAACTTCGCTCATAATACCACTCATCCGGGCAATCGCAATACCCACATTGTACTCGATTCTCTCCGCTTCGTTGTTCAAAGGAACTCCGAAGTGGCACGTAACGAGTATATCACCAAGAACTTTACGGCCTTCCGCAGAGCCAAACAAGTTACGGTAATACTGCCGCATCTCTTTCTCGGCAAGCTCTCCGCTGTGCGCTCCTGGAGTCGAGTAGTCGATCATTCTCCCGGCTCCTTGCCCCCGCCCATCATGGTTCTGAGTGGGCTATCTGGCTCTGCTGCCTTGCCGGCCAATGCCGCCGCCTTCGCAATTTTGGGAGCATTGTCGATCTGCTGCTGCTGCTGACGCTCTTTTTCCGCCATTTGGCGAATCTGCGCTATAGCTTTATCGCTCAGAATCCCTGTTGCTGGTGCGCTCACCGCATCCCAAGCATGGCGCAATATGTCTACGCTGTCGATATAGTGAGGCGTTAGCGGGTCTATCTGTGCAACCTGTTGAACGAGAGCTAGACCAGACTGAATCGAACGCACTTCGCTAACATGCTTCTGTGCTTGCGCCAGCATTCCAAGGTATTGAATCTTAACACCTTCGTGCGTAGATTCAGACAGAATTTGCGGCGGTTCAGGGATGCGTCCTGCGCGGGCCTCAATATCGAACATCCGCGCAATTATAGGATTGAAAGCCTCTGATTGCAGATTACCGATTCGGGTTCCTAGAACTGCCGCTTTCTCGCTCTGCATCTCAGAGATTTGCTCTGTTACCGGCCTTCCCATTCCCTTCTCTTGCCCGATTTGGCTCAGCATTGTGAAGATGTCGGAATGAAAATGTTCGTTGATAATCTGTGCAACCCTGCCCTGATACTCGATGTTAAACGGGAGATTTTGAACGCCGGTCGTTAAAGGCTGCGGCATGATTTGGCGAATGTCACCCCGGTTGGCCGGGATGAACGTAAAACCATTCGGACCGCGCTGAATCTTTCCCCTCTGGTCCTCATACGCCACCATCGGCGGTTCAGCTGCTTTCTGGGCAGTAATCAGATTGGTTCTCCCCATCTGATTCGCTAACGCAATGGCTACCCATGCGTCGTGCGCCGGTCCCCGACCATAGAGTTCGTCTGAATTCTTCCTCCATCTTGTAGTTACGATGGGCATGGAGTCGTACCCGCCCTCGGACAGCATCGAAATTCCTTGATCTCCACTTTCAGATGTTACGAGTATTTTCCCGCCTTTTCGATAAACCCAATCGGATGCCCACTTCTTCCCCTTCGCATCGATGCGACCAGGGTTGTAATCCTTGCGGGGATAGACCGCATGGAGAACTTCGCGCTCCGAGTGCATATTGCTCTCGTAATCCTTCTCGAAGTTATCGTCTGCCTTTTTCATCACGTCCATTCCAAACTGCTGGACGAACTGGCGAAGAGTCATTTTGTAGACGCGATAGTTTGTATCGACCTGCCCAAATCGGTTTTCAGCTATGTAGCATTCGCGGAAATGAGGAACAGTAAAAACAGTCCTGGCCGCCGCCACATCTTCCTCAATTATCAGATGAGCCGTTCCGGTTGACGCATCATCACGGATGAACTCGGTATTAACGTCGTAGAAATTAGATCGGTTAAACGCCGATTCCATCACGTCTTGAGAATCCTGTAACCACTTCTGGACCTCCGGGTAGGAATCAACGCTTTTTCCGGTCCAGCTCCGCATCCGGGAAGTTCGGGGGAAATTCAGCATACCGGGAAGTTGCAGCGCAAACCATCGCTGATTGCGAGGGCAGAGATACCCCACCATCCCATCAACCAGTTTGCTGCACGCCAGCATAGCGGAATCATCGTAAATCTCTAGTCCGGTAGGCTGCCCCGGCCACAAATCTTTGTCCTGGATTGATCGGCGTCCATGATTTACATACATGATTAGATTATCTATAAGCCATTCGTATGGAAGTCTTTCTTGCGCAAGGACTTGTAAGTATTTTTGTGCGTCTTTAGCTCTGTCGTCCGCCGAGCGGTCGTTGAGCCGGGAGGGTGCATATCCTCCAGAGTCCATGTAAGGAGCGGATATACCGACAGAAGCCATTAGCCCCCCAGAGTCGCTTTCCCTACTGTGGCGTTACCGCTGGTCATTGGACTTTGCAGCATCGTGCTTGCCATGCCCCGGCGCTGTGTCAGTGCCTGAGCCTGCGCCAGAGCCGATGCCTGAGCAGCCTGCGCCGTCTGCTCGTTGGTTTGCGCCTGGGTAGGAGCAGTGGGCGCGGAAGGCTTGCTGACAGCCGCATAGATACCCTCGCCAACAGCCGCGGCGGCTGTAACGCTTGCGCCGATAATCAATGCCGTAGTTGCTGAAATGCTTCCAGCCATCGCTTACTCCCCTGTCACAACGATAATATCACCGCTCCCGTCGCGACGCGACATCAACTGGTCAGACTCAGCGAAAACCTCGTCCTCGGCTTCCTCGACCGTTCCAAGAGCGGTCGGGTAAATCATCGTCATCTCAACCGGCCCGTGAGTCCAAAAGAACTGTTTACGCCCCGCGCATCCGGGTATGACGTTGTAGCCGGTAAGTTCAACCCTCTGGTCGCCGATCAGCACTGAGCAGTTTCCATGAACGATTAGAACAGTTGCCAGCTTGATAAGGGAACCCATCATCTTTGTCCCCGGTTGGAGCCGGATGGTTCTAGCGTACATTCCGCCGTGGAATAGATGCTCTGTGGCGAGTTCGATTTGTGGACAAGAGAGAATGATTTTGTTGATTTCGTCTAGTTGAGCGATCATGGCTGGAGTGGGCGGTACGAGCGCAGCAGTGATTGTCTGGATTGCTGTGCTCATAGCCACCTCGTAAACATGGTATGGCTTTCCTTGCAACCGGGGCGGCGCGATAGAACCACCTCCAAGGGACTTCCTACCCTGGCCGTGTACAGCAGAGCCACACACCCTGTCACCGCCGATACCCTTTCGACGGTCGTCATCAATTCATTCGCCGCTCCAGTTGCTCTGTGAGACGGCAAAACGAATAGGCTTTCAATCGTCGCCGTGCGCTTGCCGTTGTGCGGCATAACTCCTGTGATTACAGAGACAAATCCTACGAGAATACCATCCGCATACGCGCCGAAGCAGTAAAGCGCCCCTGAATTCTCCAGCGCAGCGTATATATGGCGCTGCGGATTGTAGTCGGGCATCACGCAATCCTTCGCGTAGGCATCCAATAGTTCTGCAGAGTTGGGCGCGTCGAGGATTTCCGAGTAGCTGACTGGCCTTATCTCAAGCATTGGCACTCCGCAATCCGTAGCTCAGTGGGCTGTAGTCCGTTTCGTTTCTCGCCGCCAGAAATTGTGCGATCAAATCGTTTTTCTCGTTCGGCGGCGAGTAGACCGGCTGTTCGAGAGCGATATACCTCACCGTATCGGCAAAATCCTTGTACTCTTCGGCGGGTTTGTCGGTTCCCGCCTTCCACTGATAGTTGAATAAATCCTGAGTTGGCCCCCGTTCCCCGCGGCAACCCTCTTCGGCGAACATCAATGCCGGTATCTCCTTGCTCTTCACGGTGGAGTAGTGGTTTTGGAGGTATTCTTTCACCCGCTTGTGCCCCAAGGCAATGTCTCCGGCCTCGGAGTGCGAGAGCCGGATACGCCCGATTCCCGCCTTGTCGAGTTCATCTTCCCACGAGGTATCGTTGAGTTGCGTTCGCGCTCCGTACTTTGCGTCCAATACTACGAACGCCGGTTCCGAATAGTTGTGTTCTGCGCGTTTGACCTTCACCTGTCGCGCAATCTCCTCAACATTCCCGTTCGCCAATAGATACGCATAAACGTAGATTCGGTTCGCCGGTTTCCCGTTTATTGTAATGTCCTCCGGCGAGACTGCCGCAAACAGCCAGCGAGTCGGTCTAGCGTCGTGCGGGTCAACCGCCTCAATCCGCATCCAATCGGCGGGTATTTTGAAATCTTTGTAGAGATGCACCGCCCGGTCGAGCGTTTTGTAAACCAGCCCGCTCAGGTGGCCTTCCTTGCCGCCAATGTGCGCGTCATACTCCTCTGGATCGGTAAACAGCTTGGCATACTCTTCGATGCCTGCTCTTGGGATGAAGCCCATAATCTGTCCGCACTTTGGGCAATTGTTTACCGGGCGTTCTGCATGAGGGTCATCCATGTTGACCGGATCGTTTGCCGAGATGTACTCATCGCACTGCCGGCAATAATCCTGGCAGTTGTCCCAAGTCGTTCCGGTAAAAATTGCAATCTCTTGATCTTCCCCGCCTCCGTTAAACGCCTTCACGGAGAACATATCGTAGAAGTACGGTGCCCCATAGAGCGGGGTCATGGCGAACCAGGAGGGAGCGTTGGTCGTGACCTTGCCGCGCTCGGCAGCAATCAGCAGATCGTGCGGTGGCGGTTCATCCCAACCGTAGTGGTCGTAGTCGATTCCTAGAAACGTATCTGCCAACTGGTTATACGACCGAACATGGAGGGTGGAACCGCAGGCCCGTCCAACATAGTCGTACTTCAACGTGACCGACTTCAATGCCCCGGTCGTATCCCGCTTCCAGTCCGGGGCGCAATGCGCCGGGATGAGCATGGCAAGCTCCGGCTCGATCTTTGCCGACACCGACTGAGCCATCGTCTGACAGCCCATGAACCCTTGATTGGGAACTCGAATCGAAATCTTGTAGTCAGGGTCGTCCTGAGAAAGCCACGGCCTGAATCCCATCGCGTGAGCTATTGATTCGCAAACGGAAATTCTCGTTTTACCCACCTTCTCGCCAGGCTTAAGTATCCGCCGTCGAGGTGTGCGCCCGTACTTGTTCTTGATCCTGACGAACGGGTCTTGCACCCGGTTCATCCTCAGCATACCAAGGCGCATCAACTGGTTTGCGGTTGAGACGAGCTTATCTGGCTCAATCTTCCCATCCGAACCGACAAGCCGCGCCAGCACGTCCGGCTGTTCGCGCTTCGCCATTACTCCTCCGGCGTGTACTGGAAGGAAATCACATCGGCATTCGTGCCGAGAGCGTACCACTGGTCCAGATTGATTGCGCCGCTGGTGAACGGCCCAATCGCCACCGATGGACCTGCCGTGGGAACAGGGATACCCTTGGTTGCCGACACCGAACTAGAATCACCCACGTAATAGATGTGACCCGCTGGAGCAAAGATCAACTGCATCGCCCGTATCGGGGTAGTAGCGCTTAAAACAGAAACAGCAGACCCGCTCATTGTAGCGTTTCCTAGTGGCATAAATCACCTCACTTGGAGTTTATCACCCCGGATATTGTCTACTACTGCAACAATCTCTTTTGCCGAACTCAGACTGTAACCAAGACCGCAATCTCCAATCGCTTCCTCAACAGCTTTGACCGCTCTATCCACTTCCGGCTCCGGCGCGAGGTACATCCGGCGCTGCCACTCGATAGGAAGAAATGAACGCAAGGAGTCAGATTCTACTAGCGACTGCCCATTGAATACAGCTACCATCTCTTGTACTTGGTCACTTGTTGGCACCCTTGGGTTTTCCGACTGCCAGCGGATGAAGGCTTCGAGAGCTTCCTTAACAGATTTCTTTCTCGCTTCAAGACCTACCAGGTCAAATGGAATTGTGTCCTTGCTATAGTTCGGACCCTTATGCGTCACTTCGCAAATGTAACCGCACCATGCCGCCGTCCACCCTTCTTCCGGTACTACGTACTTCTTGTCGCTCATAGCTTACACTCCGCTCCGCTGGTGCAGTCCGTTCATTTCGCAATCGAATACCGCGTGTCAATCAGACTGCGGTACGAACCATCCGGCTGTTTCTCCCACTTTTCTTCGCTTTGCTCGAACCTCTTAATATCCGAGCTTACATAGAAAAAAGTTCCATCCGCGCAGAGAACTTCAAAGAAGTGACCCAACTCAAAGCTGGAATGACCGCCACGATAAGTAGCCTTGACCACCGAACGGCCAAGAAGATCCTCTATGCGTTTCAACTTCTTCGGATTACTTATCCGCGACCTCGACATATTACACCCCCCTGGAATCAACACTAGACTTCTGTACCGTCCCACTCTTGCCGTACAGATCAACATCACTCAGTATCCACGCGATCACCCACGATCGGCTACGCTTTAGCCGCGCCGCCTCTGAATCCACTCGCTCAATAGTCTCGACTGGCAACCGAACCGTTACATGAACCGTTTTACTCATGAACACAGTGTAGCACAGTTGTGGGACAAGCGAACACTTTTTTACGGAAAATTTCATGGGCGGGATATGTACATTTCACCCCACCCCGGCATCAATGGGGGGCATGGGGGGTCGATGGGTCCTACTTATTGTCTATGTTGATGAAAATAAAATGGATACAAATTCTATCCATGTGTCCAGCGTATTGGACCACCCCCACTATGCTGATGCGCTGCTGATTGGGCGCTGATTGATGATGGCTGCTAGGTAAGGAGTCATACCGGCTTACAAGTCTATAAGGAATCAATCATATACTAGAGGCACGAGCCAATATACCCTCAAATGTACCCACTAGGATGCCCCAGGACGAGCCGCTGGCACATCGGTGAGGCTATCCTATGGCAGAATTGTCCACCGATTCGACGGTGATCGGACGCGGGCGATCTCGCATATCGCGCATATCACGCGCCGCCTGCCCGGCTTCCTTCCTCCGGTCCCGCCGGCCATCCGGCCGCCGCGGTGCAAACGTCATGCCCGTCCGTATCCTCACGCTCTCGATCGATTCCTTGCCGTAGAGCCAACGCGGATCTCCACAGCTAGGGCAGTTAAAGTCGATACGGCCATCTGCCGGCATGTAGAAACGGGTTTGACATAATTCGCACTGCCCAATCTGCGTAAGTTCCAGATAAATCATTAGTGGCGCCCGTAGAAGGTGTCTTCCAGCCGTTGAGCGAGTTCGTTGGTCAGCCACTCCTCAACTGAGACGTTATCGGCTTCAGCCGCGGATACCACGCCATCCCAGTAGCCTTCCCTCACGAGAACTGTAGTTCGGGTGTCGCCGTTGGAGAGCCGGGATGGCGGAATTGGCAGACGCAGCGGACTCAAAATCCGCCGACCGCAAGGTCGTGGGGGTTCGACCCCCCCCTCCCGGCACCAACAAAACAAAGAGTTTATAAAGAAAATGGCCACTCGAAAGCGAGTGGCCATTTTCGTCTGGTGCCTGTTTTGGTGCATGTTGTGTTATTCAGTGCCTGGGCGTGTTTGGCCGGTGCCG